TGTTCGTGATCCCTGAGCTGCGGAACATGTACGCGACGATCTCCCGCAACCTCGGCAAGCGGTATGACGCGGACCCGTGGCTGCACCAGACCTCGACGGCGTACAAGCCGGGCGAGCAGTCGGTGTTCGAGACGACGCTCACCTTGTGGCGGAAGGGCGAGCTGCCCGAGTCCGTCTACGTCAACCACCGCGAGGCCAAGGGCCGCGTGGACCTGAATGACAAGACGCACACGATCCGGCAGTTGCGGTACGTGTACGGCCCGGCGGCCGGCTGGATCGATCTCGATCGCAAGTACCGGGACATGCGCGATCCGCGGATCTGCCGGGACGACGCTGAGGCGGCCCGCTACTTTCTGAACCGGCCGATGTCGGGCAACGACGCCTGGATCGCCAAAGACGTGCACGAGCGGCAGATTCGTCGCGGTGATGTGGTGGCGCCGGGCGAGGCGATCGCGCTCGGTTTCGACGGCTCGCTGAACAATGACACGACGGTGCTGCGCGGTTGCCGCATGTCGGACGGCTTCCGGTTCCGGATCGGTGCGTGGGCGAAGCCGGAGGGCGCGGCCGGCATCGGCTGGGAGGTTCCCCGCCTCGAGGTGCTCGCCTCGATTCGTGAGGCGTTCGGCCGCTACACGGTGGTGCGCGGCTACTTCGACCCGCACGAGTGGCGGTCGGACATCGACACGCTGGCCGAGGAGTTCCCGGAGCGGGTCATCTCCTGGGAGACGCGCCGGGACGTGCAGATGGCTGCGGCGCTGGACCGGTTGCACGCCGACCTGATCAACGGGGTCACGTTCCACGACGACGATCCGCTGGCGCACGAGCACTACGGCAACGCCTACGTGCGGATGAAGGGCGGTCACCGGCTGGTGCGCAAGGAGCACCCGGACAGCCCCCGGAAGATCGACTCGGTGGTGGGTGACGCCCTCGCCTACGAGGCTCGAGCGGACGCCCTGGCGGACGGCTGGGGACAGCCGCAAGCCGAGGCTTACGCCTACTTCGCATGACAGTCTGAGAGGGGACTCGTGGACGCCACGCAAGCCCTCTCCACCATGAACGCGCTCTATCCGCAGCTCATGCAGCGCCGCTGGGAGACCGACCGCTTCGAGCGGTACTTTCGCGGGGAGCAGCCCCTCGTCTACGCCTCGGAGGCGTGGCGGCGGGAGCACTCGCAGCGATACAAGGGCTTCTCGGACAACTGGTGCGGCGTGGTCGGCTCGGCGGCTGCGGAACGCACTGAGGTGTCGGGAATCCGCATCGGCGACGACAACGAGCCGATGGACGACTCCGAGCGCAGCCTGTGGCGCGACTGGCTGGCCAACGAGATGCCGTTGCAGTCGGCGCAGGGTTTCCAGACGTCGTCGATCGCACGCCGGTCCTACGTGTCGGTGTGGGGCGACTCGGACGACAACCCGGTGGTCGAGTGGGAACACCCCTCGCAGGTGATCATCGACTACGAGCCGGGCTCGAGGATGCGCGGCCGGACCGCGCTGAAGGTGTTCACCGACGGCGACAACGAGCGCGCGATCTTCGACGACGGCGGCTCCTTTCTCTGGAAGTTCACCCGGCCGGCGACGATGGGGCAGGTCATCGTCAACGGGGAGACGTCGTCCGGTCTGGTCCTGGTCGGCAATCCGGGCGGGGCGAATCAGGGCTGGAAGCCGTGGGAGACGACTACGGAGCCGTGGCCGCTGCCCAATCCGCTGGGCGAGTTGACGTTCCGCGAGTTCCCGCACAAGCCGCAGCTCGCCGGTGAGCCGCTGTCGCGGATCGCCGGGACGATGGCCATGCAGGACGCCATCAACATGCTGTGGGCATACCTGTTCGTGGCCGCAGACTTCGCGTCGATGCCGGCCCGTGTGGTGATGGGCCAGGAGCCGCCGAAGCTACCGATTCTGGATGCGAACGGACAGAAGATCGGCGAGAAGGCCGTCGACATCGCCGAACTCGCGCGCGGTCGGATGCTGTGGCTGACCGGCCAGACGACGAAGATCGGCGCCTGGGAACCGGCGAAGCTGGACGTGTTCACCGCCGTGATCAACGTTGCGGTGAAGCACACGGCGGCGCAGACGAAGACCCCGATCCACTACATCGTGGGCGAGCTCGGCAACGTCAACGGGGAGACGCTGAAGGCTACCGAATCGCCACTGGTCACAGACGTCTTGGATGACCAGAAGTCCTACGGGCTGGGCCTGCGCGGGACGTACCGGCTGATGGCACTGGTGCGCGGGGATCGCGCACTGGCCGATGCCTGCCGGTCGGCGTCGATTCTGTGGAAGAACGCGGAGACGCGGACAGAGGCGCAGTTGGCGGATGCGGCGCTGAAGGACCGGCAGATCGGCTTCCCGCTGAAGTGGATCGCGGCCGAGCGGTACAACCTGTCGCAGCCTGATCTTGCCCGGCTGGATCAGATGATCGCCGATGATCCGGCGGGTGCTGGGCTGCTGAACAAGGTGACGGCGGGTCTGCCGCCGATGTCGGCGGACACGAATGCCAACTCCGACAGCGGCAACTGACTTCTCCGCGCAGCTCCGCCGCCTGATCGCCGCGGTGATGCTGTCCACGCGGCAGTCCTGGCAGCAGGTGCCTGCAGACAACATCGTGGCTGGCTGGGCGGTCATCGCCCGGCAGGTCACCGCGCAGGTCGCTGCGGCGCAGATCGCGGCGGCTCGCTTCGGTGACGCCTACGTACCGCGGCTGCTCGAGGAGCTGGGCATCGATCCGGCGTCTGTGGCGACCGTGGAGCCGCGCGCGCTGGCCGTTGGTTCGTCTGGTGTGGACCTCCCGACGGTGCTCGGCTCGGTGCCGCTGAGGGCGTTACATGTCGCCTCGACGGCGGGCGTGGATGCGGGCCTCGACGCGGGCGGGAACCTGCTCGACGGCATCGTGGCAACTCAGGTCGCCGACGCGGGACGGCTCGGGACGTCGCTGCGCATGGTGGCCTCCCCGCATGTCAGCGGCTACATCCGCGAGGTGTCACCCGGCGCTTGTGCGCGCTGCCTGCTGCTGGCCGGGAAGTGGTACCGCTGGAGCTCCGGCTTCCTGCGGCACCCCCACTGCCAGTGCATCAACGTCCCAGTCGGCCAGGCGCAGGGCAAGGGCATGGTTACCGACGCGGACAGCGCCTTTCGGTCGATGTCGAAGGCCGAGCAGGACCGGGTGTTCACGACTGCGGGGGCGAAGGCGATCCGAGACGGCGCGGACATCAACCGCGTGGTGAACGCGCGCCGGGGCACCGAGTGGGCCGGCCAGTCGAGCACCCGCATCAATGAGCGCGGCCAGATCGTCAACGAGCGTCACCGCACCATGACGACGCGTCGCGTGTTCGGGCAGGACGTGTTCACGACCACCGAGGGCGCCACCACCCGAGGCGTCGTCGGGGCACAGGTTCCGGGCCGCGCCCGGTTGATGCCGGAGTCGATATACGCCCTGGCCAGAGATCGCGAGGACGCGATCCGCCTCCTGCGGCTGCACGGCTACCTCCGCTGACTTCCCGGCCGCAAGGGCTGGGCGACCTCTCGCAAGGAGAGATCACGATGGCCGATGACCAGAACGACCAGCAGCAGGCCGACGACGCCGCGACCGACGTCGACCAGACCACCGATACGGCCGACGACGGCACCGACGACGGCCAGGACGGCGCTGACCAGCTAGGCGACGCGGGCAAGAAGGCCCTCGACGCCATGAAGGCCAAGTGGCGGGCCGAGCGGGACCGCGCCAAGGCCCTCGAACAGAAGCTCGCCGACGCCGGGAAGCCCGCGAAGGACGGCGACGCCCCGGATGCCGACGCGATCCAGGCTGAGGCCGATCGCAGGGCTCAGGCGAAGGCCAACGACCGCATCTTGCGGTCCGAGGTGAAGGCCGCCGCCGCAGGGAAGCTCGCGGACCCGGCCGACGCACACAGATTCCTCGACCTGTCCAAGTTCGAGGTGGACGCCGACGGCAACGTCGACCAGGAGGAGCTCGACGACGCGATCGCCGAGCTGCTCACCAAGAAGCCGTACCTCGCTGCCGCGCAAAGCCCGCAGCGCAGGTTCCAGGGTTCCGCGGATTCGGGCGCTCGCAAGGAGAAGCCCAAGACGCTCGTAGAGCAGATCGAAGCCGCGCAGAAGGCGGGCGACACGAACTTGGTGTTCCGCCTGAA